TCTGATAGAGGTAGTAACATGAAGCTTATCAAGTATAGTAAAAAAGCTAAATTAATACATCATGAGTATAACAATAGGTTAGCTCAAAATTGTTATTACTATTTACTATCCTTAGATACTGTACCTAAAACTAAATGGCGTGAGACTATCAAGAAGTTTCAGGAATGGGAAAAGAACTATGTAGAAAAACTATGTGTAGAGTACAATAAAGTTGATGTTCCTAAAGCTTGGCTAGATGCACAAAAGACTGCTGCAACTAATAATAATGCAGTAGCATTACGTACAGCAAGTGGTAAAATCCTTATGTACTTTGGCGAGAAGTCTAGTAAGTGGGGTGGAATAGCAACTTTTAATGGTAGAGATATATTAATTTCTAGTCTAGAAAAGAGAAAAGAATTTGTTATTTATGGTGAAGAGTTATTTAAAGATGAATTGAAGAAAGCTTATGCTATTTTACCTTCACATAGTAATATTAAAGTAGCAGTAACTGCTGAAAAGAATCATAAATATCTTAAACTATTCCCTCAATATATGCATGTCTTAGATTTTCTAAAAGGTAATAATAAACTATTTAGAAAGTGTGTAGGTGCTCATATGTTTAGAAAGGTTTATAGTAATCATAAATCAGAGTTCTTTGCTTCTAGAGAATTATTAAAGTTTCTTAATCCAACTATACATGATGAATTTATGGTTTTAAATACAGAAGCTAATAAATTACAAAGTAATTATGATAGAGCTGTAAATGATAGTAATGATACAAAATTAGCTTATGCAGAATTTATAGAAAAAGCTTATGCAGAAAATAATGTAGATCATAGTTATGTAGAAAAAATTAATAGATACAATGCTATTAAAGATACATTTAATTTTATTACTTTAATAAAACCTAATGGTAGTTATAACTATTATTATCTTGAAGCAGAAAAAAGTTTTGCAATATGGGTTGCTAAACATAAGAAAGTAAAATTAAGTTTAACACATTATCAAAAGAAACAAGATGACACTACAGGAAGTGAAGAATCAGATGTATCAGAAGATACCTCGATTGATTAAGAAAGGTAAAGTTAGCCAAGAAGAAAAAATAGATTACTTCGGAAATAAAGTAGAAATAGGTGATATTATATGTAGATTTTATTCTGCTCATCCAGATGTAGGTATGGTAGTATCTGTATCAGATAGAGGAATAGAAATGACTTGTGAAAGAATAAATAAACCGTCTGGTCGAACTAAAACAGGTCAATCTACATATGTAACAAATAGTGTAGGTTGGGGTGAAAGAGATTTTAGCTCAACTTTAAAACAATTATCTTTACATAATAGCACTAAAAGAGTATGGTGTTATTCTAATAGTGGTCATTTTGCAAATAGATGCCAAACACAAATAGTAAATCTTACTAAATTAAATCTTATATAACACTATGAAAATTTTAAAAATTGATGGTACTATCACTGTTATTTTAAATAATGGTGAAGTCATCACTCGTACTAATTGTTCTGAAGAACTATTTAACGAGCTTATGGGTCTTGTACGTTCAGAAGATGAAGCTAAAATTAAACAGCTTCTTGTTCCTGAATTGTGCGCTGAAGAAAGAAAGTTTATAGCAAAGAAACATGCTGTTGAAACTATTCATGAAATGGTAGAAAAACTACCTGATGTATTTGAAGTAAGAGGTAATGCCTTGTATCGTAAAGGCATTAACTTAAGTATGCCTGAGCAATTAGCATTAGAGTTTGTATCTACTTATGATAAGTATTTAACATCAAATGTAAAGTATCCTTTAGGGTTTGAAAATAGTGATCCATTTCAGGCATTAGATAATTTCTGGATGTGGTGCGCATTGAATCCTAATGCAGAAAGTCGTGAAGATTTATTTAGATTCTTAACTCAGCATGAAATGAAGATTACTAATCAAGGTATGTTCTTAGCATATCGTAGAGTAGTATCTACTAATTCTAGCAATAGAAGTAAAGACTTAATTAGTTTTATTTCTAATAAGTACATTCAAGTTAAAACTAAGTGGAAGAAAAATTCAGCTAACTATGAAGTTCATGAATTGAATAATCATTTTGAATTACGACATGTAGAAATTAACTCTGATACAGAAGATACATTTATAGGTAATCTTCAAGAGTTGTATTTAGATTTACCTAATATGACTGAGCAACAATTTACAGATGCTCATACTCATACTATGGACTATCGTATTGGTATGGAAGCTAGAATTCCTCGTCATGAAGGTAATCAATCTAATCAAGTAACTTGTTCTAGAGGTCTACATGTAGCTAGTAAAGCATACAACTATGCAGGCTTTGGTGATACAGCTGTTATGGTAGCAGTAAATCCTATGGATGTATTAGCTGTACCTCAAGGTGAGGATGGTAAACTACGTACTTGTGCATTTACTCCTAGATTTATTATTTACTCATTATGATGAGCAAGTAAATAATCTTCGTGATATGATACAAAATAATACTGCTTATGAGTTACGTATTAATAATATCTTAGGAGTAAATAGTGCTAGTGAATTGTATAATATTCTACAAAATTTAGAATATATGCAAGAAATAATTGATGATAGAGTAACGCATTTATAAAATATGTTAGATAATAAAAGAAACGAAATTCAAAATAACGCTGTAATCTCTTGGGTAGAAGCTGGGAAAAAAGGTACTCTTAATTTGAGTACTGGGATAGGTAAAACATTTTGTTTTATTAAAGCCACTCAGCTTTTACCTAAAGGTTCTAAAATCTTATTTCTTGCTGAGACAAGCCAAAGGAAATTTGATTTACATAAAGATATAACATTCTTTAAAAAACTATTTAAGTATGATTTACTATCAACACATGAATTAACTTTTATGTGTTATCAGTCTGCTTATAAGTTAGTAAATACAAGTTGGGATTTAGTTTGTGCTGATGAGATACACATGAGTTTTACTCCTGAGTATAGTAAATTCTTTAAGAACAATAGTTATAAATACATCTTAGGTTTATCTGCTACAGTAGATAGAAGTACTAAGTATGTTGATGAAGATGGTCAAGAGATAAGTAAAGGTGATATGGTAGATTTATATGCTCCTGTATGTTTTAAGTACACACTTAATGATGCAGTAGCAGATGGAACTACTAAGAAGCTTCGTATCTTTATTATCAATCATCATTTAGACTATGAAAAGAAAGTAGTTACTGCAGGTACTAAAGCTAAGCCTTTTATGACTACTGAAAAAGCTGCATATGATTATTGGGATGCAGAGTTTAAAAGAGCATTATTCTTACCTGATGGCCAGGCTAAAACATTTAAGATTAGAAATACATCTGCAGCTCGTGCTAAAGTATTGTATACATTATTTTCTAAGGTAGAGTCTGTAAATAAATTACAGACTGCCTTAGAAGGTAAAACTCTAATCTTTGGTAATAGCATTGATACATTGTTATGTGTAACTAAAAATGTTATTAGTAGTAAGAATAAAGATGCAGAGAATGAAAAACTTAGGACTGATTTTGATAAAGGTAAAATCAAAACTATAGGTTCATTCAAGATGCTAAAACAAGGGGCTAATCTTAAGTCGTTAGATAACACTATTATTATGTCTTACTATAGTAAAGAGTTAGATATGATTCAAGCTATAGGTCGTCAGAGAGTTACTGACTCAGTAGGTAATGTGTTTATCTATGTAACTGCTGGAACTCAGGAAGTTAAATGGTATAAATCTGCAATGGAAAATATTAATAACTATGAAGAAATCCACTGTGCAAACACGGAAGATTGTATCTACAAATACAAGGAACTTATCAAACAAGATAAACAAGCAGAAGAAAAAGTCGGAGAAATTTAGTACCTTTGATTACCTTACTAAATTAGAAAGTGAGGATAGATACTTAACTTATAAAAATCTAGGCTATGTTTAAATTATTTGTTATCTTTGCTCTCTTATATCTAATAGGGCGCCAAAATGGTTGGTACATTAGAAGTATAAGATTTGATGGAATTTATTTTTATTATACAATAAAGACTTGGAATCTTGCGTATAATAGATGGGACTCAGAAATAGCAGCTATCTGCTTATGGAAGTATAAGAAGGACGAACCTCCTTATTAATTATTAAATTTATTACAATGAATATAAACATAGACTCAGAAAGTCTTGCTGAAAAGAACTTGAGTCCTAGTGAGTATTGTGTATTGGCTTGTATTAAGAATGGCAAGAATCCTAAAGATGTGTTATGCTGTATAACAGATGAAACATATCTTATTCTTGCCTCTTCAAGCTATTTGAGGGAAGACCCTTTTGACGAGTCAAATTATCCATATAAATTGACAGGAGAAGGCTTAAAATTATTTGAAGACCCAAATGACTTTAATGCATTTGTAGAGGAGTATAGAAATTTATTCCCTAAAGGCTTAAAGTCTGGTAATGGTACACCTATTAGAGGTGACAAACAAGGTGTAATTAAGAAAATGGAATGGTTCTTACGAACTTATCCTGAGTATTCTAAATCTACAATTCTTGCAGCAACTAAATTATTTATACAGCAGATGGAGCGTAGAGCTTATGTATATATGACTCAAGCAGATTACTTTATTCAAAAAGATAATGGTAGTAAGCTTGCAGCTATGTGTGAGGAGTTTGATAGTAAGACTGCTGATGTAATTAAAGTTGTAGGAGAAAGAAGGTTATGAGTATATTCAAAGCTGTAAAGCACCAAATTAAAAAGAATAAGCAGGTTAGACTAGATGGGGGGTATACTTGTATTCCCTTCATCTTAATGCCTAAGCTTGGTCAAATCTTACCTGGTGTAGAGCAAGAGAAGTATTACATTGTAACTGCAAATAGTAAAGTCGGTAAGACTAAACTAGCAGACTTCTTATTTGTCTATAACCCATATGAATTTGTATCTACTGTAAAATCTGATATTAAATTGAAAATATTTTATTTTTCTTTAGAGGTATCTAAAGAAGAAAAGATGGCTCAATATTATAGTTACAGATTGTTTAAAGACCATAACATTGTTATATCTCCTGAGAAGCTTAAATCTAGATTTCAGAATTATATTCTAGAAGATGAGATAGAAGCTTTGATAGATTCATATGATGATGAAATGGAAAGATTCGAGTCTATGGTTACTTTTATAGATAACATTAAGAACCCTTATGGTATTTATAAATATGTTAGGGATTATGCCTATAAAAATGGTAGACACATAGATAAGAATGGTGTAACTATTCCAGTAGATATGTTAATGCATACTGAATCTGCTATAAGAGATAAAGCTAGTTTATCTATTGTAGATTATATTCCAGATGATCCTAATGAATATGTAATTATTGTTATTGACCATTTGAGTTTACTACATGCAGAAAAAGGTAAGGATTTATGGACAACTATGTTTGAGTTTAGCAGTAAGTATTGATTAAACATG